AAGATTTATAAATATATTAACCTTTTTCTGACTTTTTTACAGCCTTTTTATTTGCTTGTTGTTTTTCCATATATCTTTTGCATTGATTGTCCCAATATTGAGGTTCTCTTCTTCCCTTAACAGCTTCAATAACATCAAGCATTTCTTCTGTAATTTCCATTTAAAGATCCTCGTATATTCCAAATGTAATTCTAATTTGTGTTTGAAACTTACCCTCTGGACTTGATAGAAATACTTCAGGCCCTACAGGTGAATCAAAAATAACATTTGATACTGTCACTCTATTGTATAAGTCTCTTAGTCTCTTGCCAATCGTATAATTAGACCCTGCTCCGATACCTTCTTCTGTAAAGATATTTAATATTACCAAACCGACAACATTATTTGTAGCACTACTTGTATCTCCCTGAGTTAGATATTCATTTGCACCAAAACTTGTAAGACATTGAACAAAGGTATCCTCTGTTGTGGAGTCAAATGCCATGTTATTGAATACAACAGGAATAGCTGGACTTGATGCTAGCTCTGTTGCCAGTCTTGCCTCGATTGTGGATCTTACGGTGTTTAAATCTATAGCAGCCATTTATATTCCTCTTTTAATTCTTTCATATTCTTTTCTAGCATATTGTTCAAGCTCTTTACCTATAAGCTCAGGAAAACCAGGAACTGTTTTTTGTCTTGTTCTATAAACACCACCCCATGATGGTGGTAAGTTAACACCAAAACAAACAGGCTCTGCATAAGGTAAATTATTTGTGACCGTTCCCTGTAATGGCTTTATATCTGTCTGCCATGCTGCTCTAAGTTGGCCACCTCCTTTTGGTTCAGCTTTAAAAACAACTCTAACTGGTGTAGCTTTTTTCACTCTTTTAGTCCACTCCAATGTAGTTGCAGCCACCAAATCCTCCACTGCTTCTCTCATAACATCATCTATTTGATCTAACCTTATTTGTCTTGCCATGTTTACCTCAAGATAAGATCAAAACTTATTGCTGTATTATTCTGCTCGTTTGTTATTACCTGAATAATTTTAAATTCAACACTGCTTATAACAACCCTGTCCTTTGTGGTCGGTACAAAGGTCAAATCTTCTGCTGATATTGTCAGTCTCTTGTCCTGGGATTCAATCAGATCATTTACCTCTGATCTGTTTACATTTGTTAACGCACCTTTAACAGTAGTATCAGATGTAGATTCTGTAATAGCTCCAGTGGTTGTGTTATAACTGCCAGCCGTTACCTGTCTGATAGTCACATCACCTCCAAGCTTGCTAAGAGTTTTTGATGCTGCCTTTTTTAGTGCGTTGGCAAGACTCATAATGAATAAGCTATGACCTGACCACTTGCAAGAGTGATACTTGTAATAACACCTTCAATCTCTGTAGATGATTTCATTTCAATTCCATTAATTGTTGAAGAACCATTTTCTGTTAAGTTCTCAGCAACTAAAGTCACCTCTGCATTTGATAAGCAATGCACCTTACCGAATCTGCCAGTATGGGCATTTGTATCTGTAATGATTATCCCTGCTGGGTATTGGTAGCCGTAGTTCACTTTAAGACCTCTTGATTGATAAGTTTGCTCTTCCACCTATTCTAATACCCATTAGGTAATGATCAACTATCGGTGGGATTCGATCAATACCAACTGCCCCATAAAATCTGGGAGTTGCATTTATATTACCGATACTAACTGTTGCAAAATCTTCCAGACCACTCAACTCCAAACCGTTCCTATTGTTGTTGAGATATACCGCCAAGATGACTTGTGCGTTTTTAACACGATCTGGGATTTCAGTATCTGTGTAATAATCTGCAACTAATCTGTTTGGAAAAGATAAGCCATAAAGGTTGGTGTAAGTGTCAGGTTTTCTTACTCCTGATCTAGGCCATTCTAGTGCCTGGGTATCATCTACCCTAGCTCCTAAAAACTTTTCACGATCAATTCTTTGTGCAGCAGTGAACAATGCACGATTTTTATTGTCGTTGCTTGACCCATCCCATGCAGCAGCGTCATCACTAAGGACTAAACCTTCAATAAATGAGTTTGCATCATCAAGAGTGATATAGGTGTTTGCGTTTGCACCACCAACAGTTGCATCAAGTGTTATCGCCATTTAGTTTTACCTTCTTGGGCTTTGGTTTTGGTTTTGGCTTTTCAAGAGTCGGAGTCAATGAAGCTGCCTTTTGAGCAGCCTCATTCCTCACTCTCATTCGCCTAAAAGCGAACATTCCCATTTAGCTAGATGCTCCCTTTAGAGCAACATAGTTAATAACGATAGCTTCACTTAGAGATCCACCTGATACGTTAGAAACTGTGATCTTGAATGATCCAGCTGCGATACCGTTAGCACTTACGATGTAAGCACCAGCAGTTCCAGCAGAACCATGACAAGCAACGACAACATCTGTTGCAGCGACTTTGCTGTTAGTAACTGTGAAAGATACTTCAGCAGCATCAGCTAATGCAGCGTTATTCATTGTTATCTGTCCACTCTCAGTGTTGAGAGTTACACCTGTTGATTTGTTAGTAGCCTGAGTTACAGTACCACCGTCTGTTGGGCCGATTAAACTACCAGCACCAATTTCAAAAATAGAAGCCATGATTTAAAATCCTAGTTATAGCAAGGGTTCTTGGTTAATCCATATTCGACACGTTGGTCGCCCTGACAATCCCTATATTTTTAGTCTCATAAACTTTCGACCATGAAGCAACAGTTTCCAACACAGTTCTGGTTGGGTTTACTGTTGAAACAGCATATTTAAGACCTACAGGATGATAGATGTAGTGGAGATCCACAGCCATTGCTTCTTCCAAAGCAAGGATGTCTCTATCTGTTTGTGTTCTGATTGGAGCCTGCTCGCCTGTAACTACAGATCCCTCTTGGAAAAAGAACGTACTGTATTCCGTAGAAGCACCAGAACCTGTGGTTGGTACGTCATCAGAAACAATAATCCTTAGTCCACCAAAACTTTCAACAACATTAGGGCCATCAAAAGCTCTTGTTGTGCTACCAGAAGCTGCTGCTGTGTCGGGTGCGCCTGTGTTGTCGTAGATGCGATCTATCATATTTCGCTCTAACAAGTCTCCATAGACGTTGGAGTGCATCGCAACTGCTGTTAGTTTTGATCCTTGATCTCCAAGTAAAGATTTTGCCTTCGCAATATGACGAGGACTCAATGTTGTTGGAGAATCACCTGATTCAGAATCAATAGTCAAAGCAAATAAAGCAGAGTTGCTGTCGTTTGCGTTAATTGAACCAAATGCACCAGTTAGACAGGAGAATAAATCCTTCTGTTTCTGGTTGTTAACATAAGCAGCCATCTTCTGAGCGATAGCAGCCATAGGATCTGGGCCACCACCAACTGCAAGTGCAGCTAAATCCCGTGAACTGAATGCTCGCCCACGATGTAGCACGGCTGCAATCTGGTTGTCAGCCTCAATCTTTCCAGGTGTTAATGATAATGAATCTGTAAGAACTTCAAAGTCTCCAGATAAGTTAGCTTTGTAGAACACTTTGTTATCAAGAAAGCTCTTTATCTTTCTTTTCTACATCTTTGCCATTG